GACCGCCCTTATAAATAAATAGTCTTACTTCATTAACATAAAGTTGTTAGCACCTTGAGTAACTAAACATCTTTCAGTTAAGAAATGCATTTGCATTGCATCTAAAGATGAAGTAGCAGCTCCAACAGAACCAGTAACCCAAGTTTTCATTCTTCGGTCATCAGTTCCTGAAGATCTAAATCTTACGTGTAAGAAAGGTCTCTTCATGTTTTTGCCCATTTGTTGGTCATAAACAGTTGAAACGCCAGCTGGAATCATAACTCCTCTAATAGCAGCAGATCCAGCAGCATCATTAATACCACCTCTTGTAGCTTTGTCATTTAAGTATCTAAAGTCAGATTTGTAGAAGTCATAAGAACCTCTTCTAAATCCTGAGAAACCTAAATTCAATGCCATATCTTCGTCGTTGTCAAATACTCCATAAGAAGTACCTCCAGCTCCGTAAGAATTCATTGAAGCAAGCATGTCATCAATTGCCAAGCTAGTAGCTCTGTTAACAAACATCATGTATTCTTCAATAGCTCCTTGCTTGTCAAACTCAGCCAAAATAGCGTCAAACTCTGCTAAATCAGTAGCAGCGTTAACACCAGTAACACCGGATGTAACATTACCTCTGTTTTCAATAGCATAGAATAAACCTTCAGTACCAGCATCAGATTCAGTTGAAAATCCTAATTCACCATCTACATTTGTAGAGTTAGATCCTGGAATTGATTCAAGCATAGCCATTTCTAAGTAATCAGTAAATCTAGCTCTTGTGTCAGCTTCAGCTTTCAAGTACCATAAGTAACCTGATTGTCCCATTTCAGTTGAAACTTCTACCCAACCAATTCTTGAAGCGTCTGATCCAGATACTTCGTAGTAATCTTTCATGATAATTGGCTTGTTAACAAAGCTTTTGAAAGTAGGTTCATTAGCTGTTCTTTCGTTACTACCATCATAGTTATCACCTTTTTTAAATTCAGATCCAATAACTAATAATGTTCCTGCACTTGCAGTTTCAGAATGACCAGTTAATACATCTTCGTCATAAGCTCTAAGACCTATATCCGCGCCATCAACAGCCACAACTAAACATCTTGATACTTTACCAGCAGATGCTAATAAAACAATATCATGGTTTCTAACACCGTGACTAGCGACAGCAAAACCATCACCAGAAATGTTTCCATCGATATCAGAAACAACAGTAAATTTACCTTTTGCTCCTGATGAAGATACGTTACCATCTAAATCAATAGTACCAACTAATGAAATATGTAATCTTGATTGTTCAGACCAAATGACTCTATCAGAAGTCATAGCCTCTTCCGCTCCAACTTGATTTAAAAAACCTGAAATAGTTCTCGGTCCGAAAACTTCAGCTTCTTTTTCCATCAAATCAGGCAGGTATTGTTGAGCCCAACCTTCAGTTGCCGAACTCGTAAAGTCAACGTAATTTGTAGCTAGCGTTTGTTTCTGTGAAGAAGGAACGCTATTCAAATTAGTTCCTGCAGTTATTGCCATAATTATAAATTTTTAAAGTTAATTTTTCTTTCTAATTTTAAATGATCTGTTTTTAATATCAGAAGAAGATTGACCTAACACTTTGTATTTCACGCCTCCAACATTTGTTTCGCCGTGAGTTTTTCTAGGATTTAAATCAATATTTTTACCTTTAGCAACAGTGTCTTTAATAGCATCTGCTTTACCTTGCTCGTAAAAATGTTTAGCAATAGCGTCAGCATTCATAGCTGTAAATAAAGATTTATGATAACCAGCGGCGTCTTCAATAGTTGTTTTTTCTTTATTACTAAACTTATTAATAAAGTTACTAATGTCGCTTTGTGTTTCTTTTACTTTATTAACATCTTTAACATTAAACCTATATTTTTTATCTCCAACATTATATTCAAAACCTTTGAAATTTTGTCCAAAGAAACTATCTGTTTTATTTAAAAATGTTCTTTTGCTTTTTTTACCTTCTTCTTTTAATTTTTCAGATTCGTTAAAAAAATTAATAGCTTTTTGTTGATCTTCTGTTAATCTACTACCAGCTTTAATTTCTTCGTAATATTTAGACTTTTGCCTGTCTAAGTAGGCTCTAGCCTCGGCAACTTGCTCTTTGAGGGCTATTTTCTTTTTACGTATAGTTTTTTCATCATCTATTTCTTCATCAACACCAAACGTATCTTCTAATAAAAAATTTCTTTCTTCTGCTGACAGATGTGATTTAGTAGTTTTATAATACTCATCTAGCACGTCAGAGTCATCTAGCTTAGAAATATCTCTATTTAAATTTACGTAGTCTTGTATATCACCACCTGTTTCATCTATAAAGTCTACAAGCTTTTGTATGTTTTCAGGTAGCGGTTTACCAGTGATCGCAGCTTCTTCAACAGCTTCTTCTACTGCTTCTGTAACTTCTTCTACCTTTTCTTCTTCAGTAATCTCTTCCATAACTGGTTGTTCAGTTACTTCTTCTACTACTTCTTCTTCTACGTTTTCTTTTTGTTCTTCAACAACCTTTTTTTTAGGCGTAGAGTCTAGATCTACTTTAATAACATCTGGATCTCCAGCGCTTTCAAATTTAGATTCATCTATAGCTTCTTCTATAGCTTCCTCTAAAGGTTGTTCGTTTTCGTTTTGAGCTAACTCTTCGGTAAACTCTTCTTTAATTTCTTCTGTCATAATAAAATTTTATAAAATATTAAAAATTTAGAGACCAAACTTTTCTATGCCTGCGCCTCCGCTAAGTATATCATTACCTGATGATTCAAATTTATTAAGTGAATCACCCTGCTTTCTTTGCTCTATCATATTCATTTGGTGTTGAGCTTGTCTATCAACTCTTGCGTCTTTTCTATCTTCTTTCTTATTTTCTTTTTCATCACTTGAGCTATTTCGCATTGCTTCTAATTTAGCATTTAAATCAAATTCAAATTGCATTAATTGTTTTTTAGACTCAACTTCTTTTTGTAAATAATTAATTTGTAGTTGGTTTTTAGTTTGCTCTAATTGGGTTTCGGCTTGAACTTTAGCATTATTTTTTTGTATTTCTGCTTGAGCGGCCGCTTGTTGAGCTTGAGCATTGGCACTAGCTTGAGCTTGCATATTTGATTGTTGAGCCTGCTGATCTCTTTGTGCTTTTGCTTTACGTTTTATTTTTAATAGTTGATTAGCTAACTTTACGTTTCTAACATTACGCAAATCAATAGCATCATCTAAATCAATTAACTTTTGTGATAAAGAAACTTGTATATTGTTTTCTAACATAGCTTTTTCTTCTTCATCTGGCATTAGCTCTATGAATATACCGAAATCATACAAGTGTAAATTTTTCATTTCATCTAATGTCGCTACGTTATGAGAACCTAGTGCTCTTATAAAAGCTTCTTTTGTTGGTGAGTATTCTATGATATCAGATATTCTTAACGACAAACATTCAGCAACCTCAGCTGTTAAAAACAACATTGATTGTAATATATGTCTTGTTGCTGTATTAGAATTAGCAGCTGCTAGCTTTTGCACGCCAACTAAAGCATTTTTATCTGGAGTGCTACCATCTCTAGCCTCGTTTAATCCTGTCACATCACGAATCATTTGCATGTAGTAGTTATACGTAGTAATTAAACTTTGTAATTTGCCACCATTAACACCATTGCTTATTTGTTGTATTGGTACTTTACCAGGATTAGGATCACCTTCAGATGTAAAGCTTCTACCAATAACAGAACCAGTTTGAAAAAACATGTTTAAAGCTTCTTGTGGATTATAATTTGTTCCGTTACCTAAATCTATTTCAGCCAGACCGTCGGCATCTAAATAAACACCATCTGGTACCATACGCGCCATAACTTGTTGCAGCTTTAAGTGCGTTAGTTGTATCATATCAGCAAATGTAGTTATTCTACTAACTAAACTTTCTATTCTGCCTTCATATAATCTAGGTGCAACTATTTGGTAATTCATTTTTACTCTACTAAAATCAGAATCAGTTCTCATCATATTAGGACACATTCTCCATTTTAGTAATCTATCAGCGCCTAATATATAAACACCTTCATATAAAGTTTCAACTACTCTTTCTAACTTTTCAAAATCTCCAGTCTTGCTTTCAGGTGGATTAAATGATTCATCTTTTTCAATTACTTTTTCAGCACCACTACCTGTAGTTTTTAATTTATAAACATTATTCATATGTGTTTTATAATTAAAGTATAAAACTTGAACTTTGTTTTTATCTCTATGCGTAACATAGTCTATTGGATATGCATATTTATCTACTAAATCTTTTATATCCTCTTCTGTTAAATCTGGAAACTCTTTTACTAATTCGTTTATAGGTAACTCTTTCACTTCACCTACATAGTATATATCTTCAAAGTAAGGTGATTCAGTATGAGAATAAACTAAATCAGCTGGATCTACATATTCAGCTTTTGCGCCGCTGCTATAATCAAAAGTAGTTTTTGTAGCACCGATACCTATAACAGTTAAATCGTATAGACATCTTCTTCTAACTAAATCATAATCACTACCTTCTAATAAAACGCTTAACGCTTGTTCTTCAGCTAACTCAACAGCTTGTTTATAATCTAACTGCATATGAAGTTGTAATTCTTCTTGATTTTGTGGTAAGCTTTCAGGATCATTTTCATATAAATCAACGCCAAACTGCTCTTTTGCTACTTCATTAAATTTTTTAGATTCCATATCTCTTATTATAGACTCCATATATTCAGTTCTTTTTTGAACTCCATATTCATCTTGAGAAAAACAATTTATTTCATAATTTCTTTGAGCCATACCATTAACAACTATATCTACAAATTTAGGCACAACTGGCACTGGTTTCCAGTCTAAATTAAGATACGATAAATCACCATTAATAGATAATTCGTTTTTATATTTTTGTATTGATTGTTCTCCTCTAGCGTAAAGTCTAAGATTGTGAAAGTTATATTTGTGGCTATTATATTTAGAAGTAGTACCTGAAAACCATTCGTGCCTTATAGCTCTTGCTACTTTTAGGCCATAATCTTCACTTAGCTTTTCTAAATCGCTAACTGCTTGTGAAGGAAAGTGTATAGAGTGTTCTGTTCTCATATATTGTTTTTAATTATCGTAGATGAAAATCCTTTATTATTATACTTAGATATATTCAAATTTAATGGTTTTATTTTCTGTTTTGGGTTTGGTCGGTACAAATGTCTATTGCAAGCCATTATTGCTAAACCTGAACTTATTGAAGCATCGTGCTTAGTTCTTCTATTTATATCAAACTTAGACCAATCATTTAACGTGTTGTTAAAATACATAGTACCATAAGTTCCGTCTTTTAATAAACCAACGTGATCATTAATATACATTTCAATAGCTGCCGCATGAGCTTGTTTTATATCTTCACTAGAGTTTGGTATACCACCTACTTCTTTTTCAGCAACTGATAATTTGTTCCAAACTTTATCTGGCCTGTTCATACTAAATGCTCTATATCCTCTTCTTCTTAAATAGTATAATAACCTTGGTTTATTATTTTCTGCAAGCAAAGGCATGCCATAAAATACTAATGCCATTAAAACATCTTCAAAAAATATTTCGGCTGTTTGTGGCCTTGCTATATATTCAAGAAAAAAAGTATTTGCCGGAGCGTCTTCCATTGAGAACTTTGTTAATCCATGCAAAGCGCCTTTTGATCCTCGTTTATCTACTGTTCCAGATATATCGTAAGAGTCACACCCAAACGCTCCCATGTGCTCATTACCTGGATATTTTACACCATTTTTTAAAATAACGTTATTTTGTAATTTACTTCCTGGCACCCAACTAATATTAAATCTACCATTAGGATCTGGATTAAAAGTTACCATAGTATCTTTTTTACCGTTTACCCATTGAAAGTTACCTGGTGTTATTACTGAAGAGTTTCTATTGCCTTCGTTATAATCTATTTGCTCATATATCTTTATAAGATTAAATAAACTATTCTTTGTCTCGTCTCTAAACGCGTGCTCTTCGGTTCTTGGGAATTGACGATAAAATTCATTTAAAGCATCTTGATCATCTTTTAAACCTTCTGCTTCATTTTCCCAATGATTTATAACACCTTGTTCTATTATTAATCCATGCGGATCTTGCTTTTCTTGTTCAGGCGTATTAAAAACTGGTTGACCGTACTCATCAATAAATCCCTCGTAATTCCACTCCATTGGTATAAATAAAGAATATAACCCAGATTTAGTTTGTCCGTTACGATTACGCTTTGTTACATTAGAATTATTATACAAGTCTTTAAAATTATCACCACCTTTTTCTAATGAATTACTAGTACTACCCATCATGCACTTACCAACTACTCTACTACCTAATCTCAAACAAGTTTTTGTAACTCTCCAGTTGTTTCTTATATTATCAGGTCTTTCCCACTTACCACTCTCATCGTGAACTAACAAATTTAATTTTTCACCGTCATAACTATTATCACCTGTATTCTTCCAGTCTATAGTTGTATCAAGTCCTTCAACATCATCCATCTCTTCACGCTCACGTATTTTTTTACGTGTAAACTTTTTAGCAGGAACTCTGTAAGCAAGTTCGGACTTTGGTCGGTCCATACCGTCCTGTATTGGTTTGAAGAAGAAAGGGTAGTTTAAACTAATAGGTACTACTTTGTCTGTAAACATTTTCTTTGCATCAGCACCAGTCTTAGATAATATACCAAATCTACTATCACTAGCTAATGTAGCTAAATTAACAGTTTCGGCTGAACTCATAAAAGAAAAACCAGAACGTCTATTTTTTAAGTAACACATTCCGTAACTTCTTTTATCTGCTTTACAAGCTTCCCAGAATATAAAAAATAATCTGTTTGCTTCTCTATAATCTGGAGCACCTACGTCTATTTTACTCCATTGTAAATACATATAGTGTGTTCCTGTTATGTAAGTTGGTTTACCATTATTCATAAACCAAAAACCTTCTTCTCTTCTTTTAAA